TAGCTGTATTTTCATTTGCTGTTGTAAGTCTTCTAAGTGCTTGCCTACCAAAAGCATTATTATTATGTCCTGTAGTGCAATCGCCTAATGCACTTGTTCCTAGAGCATTATTATCATTTCCAGTTGTGTTTGCACCTAAAGCATGATAACCAACCGCCACATTGTTGCTGGCTGTGGTATTAGCATCTAAAGCTAGAGAACCTATGGCTACGTTATATTGTCCACTTGTGTTTAAAAACAATGCATCTTGACCCACTGCTACATTATATGCACCTGTCATCTGACCAGTAGTACCACTTAAACTACTGTGCAAAGCCGACCTACCAATGGCAGTATTATTAGCTCCTGATCCTATATATCTACCTGCTGCTGCACCTACACAAGTATTTTCTCCTGATGTTGTAGCTGCTGTTAGTGCCTGTAAACCAATAGCAACATTTAAAGATCCTGTGGTTATAGCATCTCCAGCACTAGCACCTACAGCAACGTTGCTAGCTCCAGTTGTGTTTGCTGCTAAGGCATCTTTACCAATACCAACATTATTATCTGCTGTTGTGTTTGCTGCTAGACATTGATCTCCTAGTGCAGTGTTATTTGCTCCTGTAGTATTTGCTGTTAATGCGGTATATCCAACTGCAACATTATTATTAGCTGTAGTATTAGCATCTAAAGCTAAAGCACCTACAGCGACAAGTCTAGTTCCAGTTGTGTTTTCTTGTAACGCTGATATACCACAAGCAGTGTTATTAGAACCAGTAGTATTGTTTGTTAAAGCGTTTGTACCAATACCTGTTAGATTTGATCCTGTTGTATTTGCATCAGCACACCCAGAACCGACAGCAACATTATTACTTGCTGTAGTGTTTGCACCTAAAGCACCTTTACCTAATGCAGTGTTATCTCCTCCAGTTGTGTTTGCTGCTAAAGCTACTTTTCCAATCGCAGTATTATTACTTGCTGTCGTATTAGATTGTAAAGCTCCAACACCAACAACAGTATTATCACTTCCAGTTGTATTTACTGGCATAGTAAATTCTCCAATAGCTACGTTACTATCTCCTGTGGTATTGTCTCTAGCTGCATCTTTTCCTACGGCTGTATTTTGTGCTCCAGTTGTGTTTGATAGTAAAGCATTAGTTCCAATAGCAGTATTATTGCTAGCGGTTGTATTTGAATTTAAAGCGTTCATACCTACACCAGTGTTAGCTGATCCAGTAGTATTATTTGTTAAAGAATCTTTTCCAACTGCAACATTAAAACTAGCGGTTGTATTAGCGTCTAAGGCATTGGCACCTACAGCTACGTTCTGCTCGCCAGTTGTGTTTAATTTTAAAGCGTGTTTGCCAACAGCAGTATTGTCAGCAGCAGTTGTGTTTGTGGATAACGCACTGTCACCAACAGCAGTGTTATTACTTGCCGTAGTATTACTAGCTAATGCAGAGACTCCCAAAGCTGTATTTGAACTTCCTGTAGTGTTTGCTGACAAAGTTCCATATCCCACTGCTACGAAATTAGAACCACTAGTATTTACATCTGCGGCTAAAGCTCCTATCGCAACTGAATTATGAACACTTGTCCCCTCTGTTAATGCACTCTTACCAATAGCTACATTATTTTGTCCTGTAACAGAAGCATCTAAAGCATTTTCTCCAAGAACAGTGTTACCAGCAACAGAGTTTGCACCCTTACCTACAGTTATAGAATTTATTGTTGCATCAGCAGCAGAGGTTAAACCACCAGTTAAAGTTCTTAAATCAATCCAGCCATCATTTGCTGAATTACGCATCTTCAAAATATTATTACTTGTATCAGCCCACAACATATAAGCAGCAGTGGTACTAGGAGCAGAACCAGAACTGTTATTTGTTAATACCGCCTGTAATACATTATTTAAATCCGTTCTAACAGCACTACCAGAAGCGTTGTCTATAACGTAATCATGTGTTGCCATTACTTAACCCACTTTTTTATCTAAGTATATCTTAAATCAATACTAACTACCACGCCCAAATCCTGTAGCAGTATAACTAAATGTTTTATCTTGTACAGCATTTCCAGCATTAAGAAACTTAATATTAAAACCACTACCTGTAATACTTGTAATTTCAAATCTTTCATTAGCACCTAAATCATTGGCAAATATCCCAATACTAGGTAACTGTGTACCTGCACCAACACTTGTACCAGCCTGTCCTGTAAAGAAAGTATGATCAAATGTTATATCTAAACCAGATGATGAAGTGCCAGATGCAATATTCGATCTTTGTTCTGTTCTTCTATCTAATTCTGCTGTATAACCTAATTGATCTATCTCAATACTTTGTGCAGGGTCATCTGATGATAGTTCACATCTAAATCTAAATCCTCTGCCAATAAAAGTACCATTTGCAAAAGTATTAAATTTAGAAAATTCAGCAGAATAAGTACAATTTCCACTTGTTGTAGCACTACTTGAAGCTGTTACTGTAAAAGTACCCGAAGTTGGTACAGTTATAATTTCATAATTTCCAGTGACAGCAGTTCCAGTTGAAAATGTAATTTCTACATTGCTGCCTACAGAATAACCATGACTTGTTTTCGTGATAGTTATGGTTGTCCCAGATTGTGCATAAGTAGCTGAGACAGAAGTTGCTGGATCGCTGTCTGTTGTAGAAACTAATGACTTTGCATTAACGTCTGTTGCTTTTACACCATCAAAATCTGTCCATGTATCTACATTTGCAGTTCTGTCATCAAACAAATCACTTGGATAAAAGCCTTGAGTTACAAAATGTCTTGTAAGTCTTAAAGGTTGTTTGCCTCCTAAATCTAGTTTATTTGCAAAATCATAAGTACCTGTACTTGCAGTAATAGTTCCTAAATCATCAAAACTAGATATTGCATCAAAATCAGAAATTGAATCTAATAAAACTGGACCACCTAGAACTAAACCATTCAAAGAACTGTCAAAGCTACAATCAGTTTTTGTTCCAGCAAAAGGTGTAGGCGAATCTGTATCTTCTCTATCTGTTAAGACAACTAATTTAGGGAATGGATCAGGAGTTGTTACAACAATAGATGTCTCTCCAGAACTTAATCTGCCACCATCATCTCTAAATTTAAGAATATATTCTCCATCAACTGCTGGTACTAATGTCTCAGATACGTTTCCTGGTAAGGCAGGGATAATATCAACAGAATTAGTAAATGTTCCCGTTCCATCTGTTAGGTTACTATGCCGAACAACCACGTTTCCACCATGTGTAACATCAATATCTGTTGCCTTATCAAAACGTAATCGTACAAATTGATCTGATACTGGTTCGACTAATAATCCTGTTACATCCTGTGGTAATGCAGTTTTACCTTCAGCTTCAAATGTAATATTTGTAGAACTTGCCGATAATTGATCTAAAACATTATAAGAAAATACTTGGATCGTATAAGTTCCCTTTCTACTGTTCATTATTTCAAAATCAGGTCTTGATACCTTTTCACTTACAAAGTTTTCATCTCCAAATCTGTAGTTAACCTGATACTGCACAACACCGACAATAGGAGCCCAACTAATAACAATTTTTGATACAGCCTGATTGTTAATAGGAAATATTCTTTCAACAGCATTTACAGCAGTAGGAGGAATAGAAAGATCATTTAGTTTTGATACAGTTCTAGCTGGTAACGCTTCGCCATCTTCAATAAACGCATATTTACCTTCGACATAAGATAAAGCTGTAATTGCATAATTTATACCATCAGACTCTTCTACTGTTATTACTCTGAACAACTGAGACTTAACAGTTACGTTTGATATTAGAAAGTTTGCATTTACATTAGGAGTTTGAGAAAAAGCGGAACTTACAGTGATAACACCATTTGATACAGATGAGATTGTCCTACTTTCAAAAGATCCATCGGGTAAAATTACAGCTAAAGTTGCATCTCCAACAGGATTACCACTGGCATCTACAGCAAAATCTGTTGCAGCAGTATCATCAGCAGTAACAACAGTAGTTGAAGCAACAGCAGATAATCTTCCACCTCTTCTTACTCCTGCTCTTACTGGATCTTGTATTTCAATAACAGCACCAGGTCTTACAACCGCACCAGAATCAATAGAAGTTGCAAAAGCAACAACTTCACTTTCATTTTGTTCTGCAAATAATATTGCCTTACCTAATCTTCTAGCCTGACCACGAGAAGTACAAGCAAATGCTTTTATCTGTTTTACGACAGTTCCTATTTTAGATATTGCAGTTGCATCTTCTACTACTTCAAAGTCAACTTCCTGACTATCCATGTTGTAGTAAGAAACAGAAATAACACTGTGTCTAGTTTTTAAACTGCTACCAGAATATGAAAAACCTTCTGAAGTAACATTTGACAAACTAAATAGATAACTAGGATCTACAGGTTTATCCTGTGTAATTGTTATAGAACCAGCAGACCATATTGGCATACATCTCATTACACCTGATAAGTCATTTATTAAATCAAATGCTTCTTTTGGACTTTGGATATTTACATTGCAACTAAATCTAGGTTCTGTACCTCCAGCACCATCATCAACAAGAGTATTAGCAAACTTACTGGCATTAACAAAAGAGAATAAATCAAGAGAACTATCTGTTATATGTGCTCCAAATCCATATCTACTATTAGTTAGGAGATCAAGTAATACCATTGCAGGGCATGAAGTCCATACCGCAGCACCCATCACTCCATTAAAAATATAACCATCAGGATAAACAATACGACCAGTTGTACTATCAATACTCGGAGTACCAGAACTGGAAGCACCTGCCCCTGGGATTCTTACTTTTATTCCTCTAATTCTAAATTTACGAGCAGGGATAGAACTAAATTGCATCGAATCTAGTCTTATTGAACTATATGCACTGTTTAGATATGTAGAAGCATCATCAATAATCTCTCCTAAACTTGTCCACTGAAAAGTATCTCTTAAATTAGTATCTGTACTATCTGCTGTAACTCTGCTAACTCTTATATCAACAGGAAACGATCCAGTTATATTTACACGATAATCTTTTTGGTACGCATCTCCACTTCTACCTCTGATAGTGTCAGTAATAACATCAGTAAAACCACCAGAATTGTATTGAACAGCTACCTTTAATTGGACAGAAGAACCTAATAAATCTCCAGCATCAGTAGCTTTTTGTAATTGTGGAAATGTAATTGATACTTTTACAGCATCAACATTGGTATTTGTTACCTGACGAGTGACAGGAGTACTGTTCGTAACTTCTACACCAACACTTGTTGTTGATACGCTACTTTCAATTCCAGCAATCTTAGTCTGACTACCAGTACCAAAACGAGGAGTAAACTTTACGTCTTGAAAGTTAAAATCTGTTGTCTGAGGATTTGTAGAATCTGCTGTTGACCTTAATATTGGAGTGTCATTAAGAAATACATCTTTTAATGCAGCATTATTATATGCAGTTGTACCTTTTGTTCTTCCTTCTTTTGATGCTGTTGCAAAACCTTCTATCTCTCCTTCTGAAACAAGGTCAAGGAAAGTGGCAAACTGTCTACTGTGTAAAGTATCAGGTTCTCTGGTCGGTTGAGGTGGTGAAGGGGCTGGATCATCACCTTTTGCACCTCTAATAAGATGTTTCTTTTCAATCATGCCTGTACCTGTTCTGTGTCTATGCCACCACTTATTACAACACTACCAGTAAATATCTCTCCGTAAACTAAAGGAACAGGAGTTCCTGCTCTTCCTGTCTGCTGAGTTCCACCAAAACTAAATGACAATCTGGGATCTTCTTCTGATTCAAAACTAGGAGGTTTAGGCAAAGGAAATAACATTTCACTGACCCCTGATAACAGTAAGTAACCTCCCAAGTAAGTTAAAGATTTATTTAAAAAAGCTCCACCTAAGACACTATTTTGAAATGTTAAACCTGATGACATTGAGAAACTTGCTCCACCTGTCATAAAGACAAGACCAATTAAAGCAGCACCTAATAATATTTTTCCTATACCTCTACCAGCACCAGTAATAACAGGAACAAAATGTATATCCTCTTTACCAATAGGATGAGATAGTTCTGATTCATCAACTGCATAATTACCAACTTTTACTTGATAATGTTTAGGACTCATATATTTTTCTATTCCTTTAAAATTATTAATTAAAAAGCTAACAGCGTGAGCTAAAGTATCTGCTTTTACTTCAAATTCTTTATGTCCTACAAACTTTGCAAGTTCTCCATATAATTTTATTTTACGAAGCATAACGATACCTTTTACCAGTACA